GCTGCATTTTCAAGTTCAACCGTAACGTCTTTCACAGATTCTTTGTATTTCTCGAATCCATTTTTAACAGACAATAGGTATTCATTTTGCTTTTCAAATTCTGTATTCGATTTTTGTAGCTCTAAACCTAATTCTTGATAAGTATAGAAAAGCTGCTTAGCAGGTTGCTCTGCTTGAATCTGTGTGCCAATAAGGGTGGCTAAACCAGCTGTCAGTGCGCCAATAGCACTTCCTTTCTTGCCAAGAATGCTGCCAACTTTTGCCCCAAGCCATACAGCACCAACAGTACTAAGTATTTTCCAGTTTTCAACGGTAAATTTAAATAGGTCTAATAATGCTGTTGAGAAAGTTTTAGCTCCATCAATAAATGCAGGATCGGCTATAACTTCTGTTAATTGTTTAATTGATTTAGTAGCTTCATCAATAATTCCGGTTTCTGCTAACTGCATTTTTAACTGAAACCAAGCATCCTGCATCATCGATACTTGACCAGTAAAAGTGCCGGACATGGCTTTTGCAGCTCCGGCTACTGTGGTAGTTCCTTGAGCAAATGCTTCTGTTATTAACTTTCTAGTCTGCATTGCAGAGTAAGAAACGCCTTGCTCAAATCCAAGCATGGCTGATATACCACGCTCGCGGAATAACTCAGCAGAAGCAATACCGCCAGCTAATGCTCTTTGTAGCTGCATTGATGTTTCAGCAAATGAAAGACCAGATGCAGCGGCTAAGTCACCAGTGATGGCTAATAAATTATTTAGATCATCAGTTCCCTTAGATACTGTTAAAAGAGATGGAACGCCTGACTGTATATCCTCTAATGCAAATGGCACTTGAGAGGCATACTTTGTCATTGCCTGAAAAGCAGCAGCACCCTTTTCAGTTGAACCTGTAAGGAATCTCATTCTCAAGCGCAGATTTTGTACCTGAGAACCAGTATCAATAACTGATTTTAGGAAAGCACCGCTAGCAACGCCCATTGCTGCAATGCCAACTTTTAGTGATGTTAATGAGGTTTTAAGACGATCAGCTTCGCCACGAGTCCTTTGGAAAACCTTTGAGGCTTCATCTTGGGCGATTATGCGGATTTTAATTTCGTCAGCGGTTGCCATCTTCATGCCTCATTTGAAAATAAGCGACCCATCCATTGAATTCTTCATAACTCATTTGCTCAATTTCAGACACGCTTTTATGCAATGTTTCAGCCAATGAATATTTCAGAATTAACTCTGAGTCGCTTTTTAGTTTCCCGACATATCCTCGACAGTGGGAATTTGGCTAATCGCATTAGCAATCCTTAGGATTACAGATGGATCAACTTTATTCATTAATGTTGGCTTATCAGAAAGATCGAAAATCTTTTTCCCATCTTCATCTAATGCCTTCATTATGATAAGACGAACAAGGAACTCCATTTCATCATCTTGTGCGAATTTTATTAGCGACTTTCTATCCGCTAATGTAAAAGGCTCTGACATGATAATCGCAGGATTACCATCCTCACCCCATTCAGGAACTTCAATACGCTTGATTTCCTGTGCTTCGAAATGCGCCTTAGCGCGATCTAAAATAGACATTTTGCTCTCCGTAAAGCCCGTGATAAAGCGGCTGTCAGGCAGGTCACGGAATCCTGCTTTTCGGTAATGAACCTAGACAGCCCCACCTGTTAGCTTAGTTAAGCGTTACTGCCGCACTAGCCTGGAATGAGAAAGTGGTTTCAACCATTCCGTCAAATGATGAAGATACGCCACGCTCAGTAATGATTGCTGGAACGCTGTAGTAGCTATCTGAATCAAAGTACAACAACAAAGTCGGAGTATCACCTGCATCCATCAATGCCTGACCATTTGAGTCAGTATCATCGTAGTAAGCGGTAACTGAACCTGTAGCGGTAGTTAGACTTGCTTTGTAGGTGCGTACGGATTCACCCATTACAGTATCTTCAATCGTGTCAGCACTCATAGTTAGTGACCAATCACGAATCTCAGCTACGGTATTTACACCAATTTTGACGAAGCCTTCGCTTCCTTTGTAATTAGCCATCGTTGTTCTCCTCTAAAGTTTTAACGGCTTCTGCTTCTGCATTTGCCTTCACTTCAGAAGGCTTCTTGGATGTAGATTTTTTTTTGACAACTTTCTTGTCTTTCTCTACACGTTTAAAGTTTTTCATGCTGCACCTCTAGTATAGAAGTATTCAACCTCAACAGTCACAATGACACCACCGACAGGATCGGTAGAGCCTTCATCTGTTTCAACATTAACGACCTGAGTATCCTTAGCGTAACCGCCACGAGTGCGATCTGCATCTAAGGCTTCCTCAATAGCCTCAATCAACTCATTCCTTGCTGTGTCAATCGTTGACGATTTTACATAACCAACAATGTCATAAGTAATCGTTCCCATTCTCTTAATGGCTGAATCACCTATGGTCACATCCTCTCGGCTCTCTCCGGCTGTCTGAACCAAGATCGCAGGAAACTGAGCGTTAGATAGCTGATTGAAGTCAAACGGCTCTCTAGTAACGTAAGAAGCTGACACAGGGCTGCTCATAGCCGTAAGAACGGTCTTAATGTTTGCAGCGATGTCCTCTCTTATACTCATATTCTCAAATACTTGTAGAACCATCTGCGAAGATAATTCTTCTCTCTTTCATTAAATCCAAAGAAAGGACGCTTCTGGTTATTCCATGCAGCCTTCTTAGCTTCTGCCAACCTTGAGAAATTAATCTCTGCGGTTAGCTCTGGTTTGATTACTTTAGATTTTATTGATCCAAGCATCTTTCCAGTGTAATTAAGATCAGGTCTTGCACTTCTACCTGTTTTACTTCTAAACAACGCATATTGCGATGTGTAGGAAGGGAATCGACCTTTATAGCCTATCCCTTTTGCAGTGCGGTCTAAGATCATTCCTATACCGCGCTGAGATGTTGCAGCTAAACCTTTTGCAATATCTTTTGAAAATTGCCTATCTAATTTTTTAAACAGTGCATCCACTTCACTTGTGTCAATGGATATACTTGCATTCATCGATTCAAACGCCCAGAAATAAACAGGTCTTTCTCTGAGTCCTGAATAGTTCCATCTTCGTTGAAATCGTATTCAACACCATCAGCCAAAACCGCTTCCATCTCTTGATTGTAGAGATCACGGTAAAAGCTAATCATGCTTAAAAATCTGTCATCACCCACCCAGTTAGATAACTGAGGAAGTGCATATTTCCACATCACAAGGTAAGCATTAGCGCGAGTCCATTGTGAATCCGTTAATAGAGTCGAATCCATCTCGCCTGAGCGACCTGTGCGTGACCACCATTTATTGCGGAGTTCTCGCTTAATATCAGCTTCGGCTTTAGCGTGTTCACCACTAAATGATGAGATGCCCAATGACAAAATATCAGGCTGAATTCCTGTTAAATCTGAATCAGTAGAAAATGCCATTACCATTTCACCTTAGCTGACCACCAAGCTGCGGACATCTTGCCCTTCTTGATGTTCTTTTCGTGCCTTGCGTACCATGCCTTGCGCTTGTCTTTAGACTTTTGGCTCTCACCCTTCTTAGGCGGGTAAGTTTTAGCCCCTTGTGATCCGAATCGGATTGTCTTTTCCTTGCCACCTTCGCAAGCCTTCACCATGTGGGACTTGGTTGGATGATTAGGAGTCCTAACCGGAGTGTTACATTTGAGCTTCTTAGCCATCAGAAAAAGCCCCCCGAAGGGGGCTAATCAGTCCTTACAGACCTGCGTCAAAGTACATCTCAACGCCGTAGTCGTCATCCAACTCGCCTACACCGTAGACAGCAGTTGCATTCAACTCAAACGCGCGATTAGATGCGTCACGCTGTGGCTCAATCTCGAAGTCACGCTTCATAGCTACTGCGATTGCCTCTGGAGCGAAGATCGCGCCTTTAGCATCGCCTGAACCATCTACAGTTACGTTAGCTGATTCAAAGATGTCGATACCTGCGATAGTACCTACGTATCCGTTACGCATTGCTTCGTTCTGAAGATCACCGCCGTTAGGATTAGCGAAGGTGTTAGTCAGGTTAGCTTTCAAAGCGTAAGTCTGATATGGGTGGAATACACCAACCAAACGACCAGGAGCTTTGTTAGCACGAAGGGTAGCAGCAGCTTGGAACAAGTAAGCAGCAGTCAACTCAGTAGTGGTAGCACCCAAAGATGTTGAGAAGCCATCGAACAATGCGATGATGTCCTGATCCATTTTGGTTGCGATTGCGTTACCCAAAACAGTACCTAACTCATCAGCAGGGTTACCAGCACCCATTGCAGCCATGTCAGTCAACAATACTTGTGCGCCAACCTCACCAACTGCGATAGAAACAGATGAAGTTGAAACAGTAGTTGATGACATATCAGTGCCTTCAGTTAAGTCACCAGCAGCGATTGCAGGGTACTTAGGAACTTGTACGGTAGTACCAGCCTGAGCTTCAATGTTATACATGGTTACGAGGTTACGCATCAAGCTCTGCTCCTCAGCAGTAAAACGAGCCTGTGCGACAATATTGACGAATAGATCGTCTAAAGTACTTGAAGTAGTTGCAGCCATTGGTTTCTCCTATCAGTTGCAAACAATAATTTAATTACCGCTTGCCCTTCATTGCGGCAAACGCTTCTCGACCACCGGCATTCCAGTTTTCGAGCATATCTGCCACAGATGAAGGCTTCTGTGTCGAGCCACCTGCTGCACCTTTAGAACCCGTACCACTTGGCGTAGCACGAACAAAATGAGGATTTGCAGTAAGGAAATCACCAACAAGGGTATCTACTTGCATCGGAGTTCCGTCATCAGTATAGCGAGGCGACCCTGAATCATCAAGAACCTCAACCACACCGTCATCGGATAGTTTAACTTTATTCTTCAATAACGCAACTACCTGATCTGGCGAAACAGCATTGTTACGACTAGCGGCTTGTAATAAAGCACCGTCAACAAGCGTTTCATGTAACTTGGCGTTAAGGGCGTTGATCTGTTGGTCTTTCTTCTCAGCGAGTTGCTGAAGTACTTTTTCAAACTCACCCTTTTCTTTTTGGCGTTCAATCTCTGCGGCTTGCTTCTCCTCTAGGAGTCGCTTTGCCTCATCAATATCGACACCTTCTAGTTTCTTTTCATACTTCTTACGCTCACGCATTAAACGCTGTTCGATCAATCGCTCAACGTCTGACTGTGTGAATGTCTTTTCAGTTTCAACCTCTACTGGAGTTTCAACTGTTTCTTCTACCGTGTTTTCCATGTTTTCGCTCATGTATGCGTACCTCTAACGAGTTATTTACGTTTGGGCTTCCACCCTGTTTTACGGAGAGTGCCGTAAACATAGGCATCACAGCGTTCACTGCTAAACCCTTTCTTGCGACACATCTTGCGTAATTCTTTCTCTAGCTTCTTAGGCATCTAACACCTCATCATCAAATACGGGTCGCCAATGGTGGCGGCAGTTATAGCCACCGCGAACGATAAATGGATCACCTGGTGCTTTACCTGTCCATGATGAACTCGCCCACATCTCTCTAATCTCGTCCTCGGTATAAGACTTACCTGCGTGTTTTTTGCACCACTCACGGGAGTCACGGATAACAGAGCCGTAATACTTCCACTTATTTGCGCCAACCTCTTTACCGGCTGCCACATTTAACGATGCGTCAAACTGCATCACCGAATCGTGAACCATCTGAGAGGCATAACGCCTCATGTTATTGCCAGTTCGATCTGCGGCATAAATTTTATGCAGTGCCTCAACAGCTTCCTCTGATCCTTCTTTAGCTAAGGTGACTAATCGATTTACCTCAGCCTTATCGGACTCCATGTAAACGCCATTGATCTTTTGTCTGACATTTTTTACAGACTCAGTAATTGGTCTGCCGGCTAGAGTGTTTTGATATAACTCATTAGCCAGTTCATCGGTAAAGGTGGACGCAATATCTTGGAAGCCCTGAAAAGACACACGCTTTAGATTGGTCAGAATGTCCTCAGAAACCTCGAATAGACCACCATATTCTTCGAACATCGCGCTGAGTGAGGCTGTCACCTCATCGTAGTTACGAACAATCGAATCAGCTTCCGTAAGGAAGGTTTCACGAAAGGCTTGCTCTATCTGAGTTCTCGCCTGAATAGCCCAGGCTAAATCAGACAGTTTCCCATCCGTTAAAGGCGCAGCTAGAAC